TTGGCGAAGACATCAGCTTCTGCTTGCGAGCCGGCAGGGCTCCGAGCAAGTGGAAGACGTACGTGGACACGACGATGCACGTCGGTCACCACAAGGGTCCGAAGGTGTGGTGGCCTGAGGACGTGCGGACCAACCCGGTCCCGCCGGACTACTTCATGGGAGACGGGAGCGCACGTCGGGACACCGCCGAGTGATGCAGTTCCGACCCGGTCCTGACGCCGCTCGCTATCTGCTGGCCGGTGACGGCAAGCCGGTGGCGTTCCCGTTCAATGTCCGGTGGCTGCTGCCGTCCGTGTGTGGGTCGGACGTTGCGGCATGGTGGATCGTGTGGGGACTCTCGTGGCCGGTGCTCGGCGTCTCGGTTGCTCTGTGGGCGCGTGGCATGGACGCCTCGTGGCCGGTGTCGGTCGCCGCTGCGGTGTTCGTGCTGGCGCTGCCGGGGGTGATGCAGCCGCAGTCGACGTGGCCGGTCGGAGTCGATCTCCCGGCGATGGCGATGTCTGCTGCTTCGGCTGCCTGCTTCGTGCATGGCAACTGGCTGCTGGCGTTCGTGTTCGCTGTATGGGCCGTCGCGATCAAGGAACAGTCGCCAGTGTGGATCGCACTGTGGGTGTGGTCGCCGTGGCCGCTGGTCGTCCTGCCGCTGGCGCTGATCGCCTACTTGGTCCGCAGGCCACAGATCGACCCGATCACTGCGACCCCGCTGCTGCGCCGGGTGCACGACCATCCGGTCCGCTCAGCGTTCGAGCATCGTGCGCAGGCCGGTGGCTGGCGCAACTTCTGGCTTATGGTGGCACCGTGGTCGGTGGGTGTGGCGGCGCTGCTGGAGCCGTCGTGGCAGCTCGTGGCGGCGCTCGCAGTCGGCTACGCAGCGCTGCTCGTGGCGACCGACACGGTGCGGGTCTACCAGCCGCCGGCTGCGCCTGTGGTGGCGCTGGCAGCGTGCAGCGTGATCCCTGAGCGCTGGCTGCCGCTGGCGCTGCTGCCGGTCGTCTTCTTCTGGCGTCCTCCGGTGACCGGGTGAGACTGTCCATCGTCATCCCGACGATCGGCCGGGACACCCTCGAGCGGGCGGTTGCATCCGCTGAGGCGTGTGCGGACGAAGTGATCGTGGTGGCCGACGGCCATCCCGAGGTCAATGCGGACCTGCACGTCGACCTGGGCGCACCGGGCAGTGTCCGCAACGCCGGCGCTACGATTTCCACAGGCGACTGGATCGGGTTCCTCGACGACGACGACGTGCTGGTGCCGGACGCCTACCGGGCGAACTGGGAGCCGCACCCAGCTGCGGACATGGTCATCCACCCGATGTTCCACCCCGACCTCGGGCCGGTGCCACGACCGGGCAGCGATCCGATCGTGCACGGCAACGTGGGGATCAGCTTCACGGTGAAGCGTAAGATGTTCCTACAGCAGCCGATGTTGCCGGGTCCACCGCACTGCGCCTCGATCGAGGACTACGAGTACGTGCGGCGGTTCGTCGACCTCGGCAAGATCGTGGTGATGGCGCAGACCATCGCCTACATCGTGAGACCGGAGCAGCACGCATGGCCGTCGTGAACGGGTACTTGAGCACCAGCGAGGCGCAGTCCTACATCGGCATGTCTGCTGGCACCGACACGGCCGAGCTCGACGACGTGGTCACCTCGGTGTCCCGCATGATCGACCGCTTCTGCGGGCGGCACTTCTACCAGGCGACCGCCACGCAGAAGTTCTTCGACTCAGAGGACTCCGAGAGCATCGACTTCGGACCCTACGGCGACCTCGTCACGGCGACGGCGGTGGCCTACGACGACAACGACGACGGCACCTACGAGTCGACGCTGTCGGCGACCGACTATCAGCTGACCCCGCAGGGTGCCACGACCCGAGGTCCGGTGTCTGAGCCGTTCACGGGCCTGCGGGTGCTGTCGGGGATCAGCCTGCCGCTGGCACCGGCAGCGTCCGGCAGGACCGGCCTCGTGCGGATCACGGGGACCTGGGGCTGGCCGGCGGTCCCGACCGAGGTCAAGCAGGCTGCGCGCATCCTCGTGGCCGAGGTCTTCAAGCTCGCTGATGCGCCTCTCGGCGTGGCGGGCGTCTCGGAGTTCGGGGTCTTCAGGGTGCAGCGTCAGATGCCTGCACGTGCGATCCAGCTCCTGCAGCCGTACCGCCATCCCGCCAACGTGGGCTTCGCCTGATGGCCGCCACGCTCGGCGAGGTGCGTGCGGCTCTGGCCTCGGTACTCGAGGACGCCATGCCAGGGGTGAACATCTACGCATTCCCGGTCGACGAGATCACGGCACCGGCGATCGTGGTGGCTGGATTCAGGATCGACCCTGCGACGCTCGGTGACGTGACGCTGCGGTTCGAGGCCGAGCTGTACCTCATCGCCTCGCATCGCCACATCGACCAGCTGCAGCTGCTCGACGAGATGGCGTCGCCTGCGGGATCGAGGTCGGTGTGGTCGGCGATCGACAGCGACCCTTCACTCGGTGACGTGGTCGGCCACGCCACAGTCGAGACGATCGAGGACTACCGGCAGATGGTGGTCGCCGAGGTCGGCTACTACGCAGCGACGGCGCGCATTCGGGGGATGCTCTAGTGGGCAACAGTCGCAACGTCGGCGAGTTCGTCACGAAGATGGAACGCACCGTCAAGGCGAATGGCACCGCCAATCGTGAGGCGCTCAAGCGTGCTGCCCAGGTCTACAAGGACGTGGGTCTCCTCGAGGTCGGCAAGGACACCGGCGGGAACCTGCGCCTGTCCCGCTGGGGTTCAGCGACACGACGCAAGGCCGGCGGTCTGAAGCTCGGCATCGGCTACGAGATTCGTGGCAAGGAGAACGCTGCAGCCTACATTCGGCCTCGTCCTGCGGGTGCGTGGAAGGTGCTCGAGTACGGCACGCAGCCGCACGAGATCAAGCCGAAGCGTGGGCGTGGTCGCAGGGGCACCATGTTCGCCAACAGCGAACCGGGTGGCCGCACCGGAATCGGTGGCTACTCGCACCCGGTCCGCAAGGTGATCCAGCATCCCGGCTCTCGTGGCAAGAACACGTTCAGTCGGGCCGCACGCATCGCCGAGCCACGAGCGGTCGACGTGTATGCAGCAGCCTACGCACGAGCGCTGCTGGCCGAGTTCCGGTGAGGGCGCTCATCGTCCATCCCGGTCCGCACTTCAGCGTGGCCGACGTGGCGCGTGGTTGGGCACGTGGTCTCGCCGACCTCGGGGTCGACGTGCGGACGTTCGAGCTGGACAAGCTGCTCGACTACTTCAGCTTCGCCTACACCGACCGGGATGGTCAGATCGTCAAGGCGCATACCGAGGAGGAGGCGATCAGCCTCGCCGCCGGCCAGATCAAGGCGGTCTGCTACGAGTGGTGGCCGGACCTGGTGATCGTGGTCTCGGGGTTCTTCATGTACCCGATGCTCGTCGAGATGATGGCCGAGCGTCATCGCCACATCGTCTATCTGTGCACCGAGTCGCCCTACGAGGACGACATCCAGATGGCCAAGGCGGCATGGCCGTGGGATGCGGTGGTCCTGAACGATCCGACCAACATCGAGAAGTTCCGACAGGTGACCTCCGCACCGGTCATCTACGCACCGCACGCCTATGACCCAGCGGTGCATTACCGAGCGCCTGCGAAGCGGCACGCTGAAGTGTCATGGATCGGCACGTGCTACCCGAGCCGGGCGGCGTTCCTCGAGCAGGTCGACTGGTCGAGGCTCGACGTGAGCTTCGGTGGCAACTTCCAAGACTGTCCCGAGAGTCTGACCCGATTCGTTGGCCACGACCTCGACGACTGTGTCGACAATGACACGACCGCCGAGGTCTACCGGGGCAGTCTGGCGAGCTTCAACATCTACCGGGCCGAGACGAATGGCCAGCTGTCGGACAGTGCCGATGGGTGGGCGATGGGGCCTCGGGAGGTGGAGATGGCCCGGTGCGGCCTGTGGTTCGCACGTCAGTCCCGGCCGGAGTCGGACGAGGTGTTCCCGATGCTGCCGACGTTCAGCGACCCGCAGGAGCTGGGCGATCAGCTCAGGTGGGCCATCGCCAATCCTGAGGCGCGTATGATGGCAGTGGAGCGGGCCTTCGCTGCGGTGGAGGATCGCACGTTTCCCAACAACGCACGAGCGCTACTGCAGGCACTCGGGCTCTAGACCAGGAGGGCCATAGTGGCCGCTGCACCCATCTCAGGCCGCCAGGGTCGGCTGTACATCGACACGACCGTGTCGGCGAACGGCTCGGCACAGCCGATCTCGAACCTGTCGTCCTTCGACATCCAGCAGACGGCAGACCGTACCGAGGTCACGTCCTTCGGTGACACGACCAAGGCCTACGTGGCTGGCCTGCGGGACGCGCAGGGCTCCTTCTCCGGGTTCCACGACACCGACGGTGGCTTGGTCGCCATCGACACGTCGATCGCTCGGAAGTTCTACCTCTACCCGTCGACCGCCCAGTCGACCAAGTACTGGTTCGGGACCGCCACCTTCGACATCACCGTGTCGCAGACCGTGAACGGTGCGGTCGAGACCTCGGGCAGCTGGGCCGCTGCCACCTCGGTTTCGTACCAGTCGAGCTGATCGCTGACTAGGGTGGCCTGATGGCTACCGAATGGGCAGTGAACACGCCGAAGGGACAGGTCCGGTTGGGTGACCTGTCCCTCGACACCCTGTGTGACCTCGAGCAGGAGACCGGGGACGAGTGGTGGAACATCGCCGCTCACCCGTTCCGCAAGGCCAAGACGGCACGCAGCGTCTACGCAGCCGCCTGCAGGTTCATCAAGTGCGAACCGGCCGACCTGACACTGCGAGATCTGGTCGACACGTTCGAGCAGGTCGAGGAGGACACGCCGCAGCTCTATGAGGGTGGCATCCCAAAAGCGAGTTCGGAGGCCGGGTCGGGGACGCCTGGGTCGTCTGGGCCGCCAAGCGATTCAACTGGCCACCCGACGTCACCCGACGACAATCGATCCGAGACCTAAGGATTCTGAGTGACAGTGGCTGACGATGCTTGAGCGACTCCAGATCATCGTCGATGCTGACACGAAGGGTGCGCAGCGCGAGCTCGAGGCCGTCGGCAAGAAGGCCGAACGTGAGCTCGGCAAGGCTGAGACGTCGATTGACCGGACGGCACGCAAGTTGCAGTCCTTCGGGACGACGGGCCTGTTGGGCTCGGCCGCGATCCTCGGCGGGTTCGGCCTGCTGGCCAAGGCTGCAGATGACGCCGACATTCAGGTAGCCAAGCTGGAGAACAGCATCAAGGGCTCGAGCTCGACGTTCGCCGACAACGGTGGCGAGCTCGTGAAGCTGGCCGAGGACATTCAGCAGGTCACCGCAGCGGACGCTGATGCGATCATCGGTGCCGAGTCACTGCTGGTCCAGTTCGGACTGACCGAAGACCAGGTGAAGACCCTCACGCCGCTCGTCGTCGACCTGAGCCGCAAGCTGGGCATCGACCTAGAGACTGCCGCACGGACTGTCGGCAAGGCCGTGGACGGCAACGCAGGCGCTCTGAAGCGCTACGGCATCAACGTGGACGAGACGGCGCTGAAGGCCGATGGGTTCACTGCGGTCCTGGGCACCTTGCAGCAGCAAGTCGGCGGATTCGCTCGTGCAGAGGGTGAGACGTTCAGCGGCCAGATCGAACGGCTGAAGAACAACCTGGGCGACATCGCCGAATCGGTCGGTGTGGGCGCTGCAGACGTCCTCGGTGGGTTCGCTCAGGGTGCGGCCGATGTTGCTGCAGCCTTGAACGAAGCGAATCCTGGCATCCTGAACGCTGTCGGCGGCATCGGTGCGACCGCCGGCATCGTCGGTGTCGCAGTCTCCGCATTGACGGTGGGTGCTGGTGCTGCACTCAACTTCACGAGCGAACTGAAGAACGGCAACACGGCACTCACGCAGGTCGGCGAGAACGGCAAGACGCAGTTCACGAAGATCGGCAAGGCGATCGGTGGTATCGCACTCGTCGGTTCGATCGTCGGCATCGCCGAGACCGTGGCCAGCGTGGCGAACACGGTCAACGACATCGACGCCAAGACCAAGCTGGCGTTCGACAACCTGCGCAACAACCTCGATGGCACCGGCACGGCCGCAGCTGATGCATTCGCTGGCCTTGTCGAGCTTGAGGACAAGAGCGCCGAGTTCGCTGGCATCTGGCAGGGTCTCGGTGCTGAGGTTCAGTTCAAGGGCATACAGGCTGATGTGGAGGAGTTCCGGTCGGCCTTCGACCAGGTGCTAGAGGGTCTCGGGCCAGAGGCTGCACAGAAGATTGTCGACGGTCTGCGTGCGCAGAATGAGGCGCTCGACAAGAACAGTGACCAATACAAGACGAACGCTGGCGAGCTGAGCAAGTCACAGGAGGCGATCGACGAACGACGCGAAGCGATCGTCAAGGCGACGATCGCCGAGCGTGATCAGAAGCGTGCGACAGAAGAAGCAACCGAGGAATACGACCGTCAGACAGGCACAGTCGAAGGCATCTCGCTGGCGCTCGAAGATGTCCGTGACTTCCTCAAGTTGACGACGATTGAGTTCGACACGAACGCTGCCGCAGCTCGAGGTTTCACCGAGGCGCTGGAACGGAGCACCTTCCAAGATGAGCAGATCGGCGCTGCGCTGAGTTTCCGTGATGCGATGGGCGAGGCCCTCAAGCAGGTGAGCGAACTACCGGGCGAACTGGACGCCGCCAAGATCGCACTCGTCGGAGTGGGCGATCAGTCGACCGACACTGGCGAGAAGGCACTCGGCGCGTTTCTCGCCATTGGCGATCAGACCAGCAAGCTGCTGTCCACGTTCATTCAGGCCGGAGACCCTGAAGGCGCTCGGAACTTGGCGGCGATCCTGCGGACACAGGTCATCCAGGCGCTCAAGGATCAGGGCATCACCGACCCGCAGCGTATCGACGAGTTGCTTGGTCTCGTCGGCCTGCAGGACGTCCAGATCGAAGGTGCGATCACGTTCGCCAATGCGGAGGAGGAGATCCTCCGCGTGCAGACACTGCTCGCATTGTTCGAGACTGCATTGAATGAAGCACCGGCAGAGCTGCTATTGGCGATCAGCGCACAGGTTGGCGCAGGTGACCTTGAGGGTGCGACTGCCACGATCCGCAACTGGGTTGCTGCCACCTCCGAAGACCCTGCGACGTCGGAGATTGGACTGGCAGCGCTCATCAACCAGTTCCCGGATCAGCAGCTGCAGGACATCATCTCCAAGGCACGCGATTACGCAGGTGCCAATCCGATCGAACTGCGGGCGACGTTCAATCAGAGCGCAGCGGTCATCGACACGATCAGCGCAATCGCAGGCGTGGTCGCCGCTGCCAACAACTACCTCGATGCGGTCGTGCAGCAGAACATTGAGTCCGGCAATCTCAGCGACGTTGGCTACCAGGAACTTGTGCAGAATCGGGACATCAACGGCAATGGTGTCATCGGTCGTGCGATCGGTGGTCCGGTCAATGAACGAACCCCGTACATGGTCGGCGAGCGTGGACCCGAGCTCTTCGTCCCGAACGCCGCCGGCCGCATCGTGCCGACCAATGAGCTCGGCGGTGGGCAGATGGTGAGCATCACGCAGAACATCACGACCGGCGACCCGATCCTGACCGCAGCCGAGGTCATCCGCAGGCAGCGTGACGCCGAGTTCCTGGCGGGTGTGTGATGCCGGGCTTCGAGTGGAACACTGCGGCCGGCGGCCTGACGATCGGCGGTATCAGCCTGACGACGACCTGGTGCCGGGTGATGAACTTGGTGGAGTTGTGGCTGCCTGCCGACCAGCGTGGACAGGATCGGATCGTGCCGGGTGCGTCGGGCGTCAAGGCGCAGCAGCGGCGTGACACGGTGACCCGGCGCACGTTGCGTCTGACGATCGCCGGAGACGTCACCTACACCGGGGCGACGACCGGTGATGCGTTCGAGCGTCTGCAGATCAACATCGACTACCTGCGGGCGAACATCGTGGCACCGACCGGCACGACGAACGGCACCAGGTCGGCGGTCCTGACGATGCCGGACGGGACGACCCGCACCGAGGACGTGCACGTCACTGGCATGGACGTCGGACGCTACGCTGAGGATGGCCGGTGGATGCTGGCAACCCTTGATCTGTCGATCCCGTCCGGGAGGATTCAGTAATGGCGAATGCGCTCTACCCGATCGGGAAGAAGGCGATCCTCGACGGGGACATCGACTTCCTGAGCGACACGATCAAGATCCAGCTCTGCGACTCGGCCTACACGTACAGCGCCAGCCACAACTTCTTCGACGACATCGGCGCTGGTGGCCGGGTCGGCACGTCGGCAGCGCTGGCCAGCAAGACCACGACCGGCGGGGCGTTTGACGCCGCTGATTGCACGTTCGTAGGTCTGACCGGTGACACGGTCACCTCGTGGGTGCTCTACAAGGACACCGGCACTGAGTCGACGAGTGCGCTGATCGCCTACTTCGACACGGTCAGCGGTGGCGGTGCGCTGTCCTTCAGTCCTTCGGGCGGCGACTTCACGCTCGTCTTCGGGGCCAGCGGCATCTTCACGATCTGAGGTCGCGATGACTGCGACCTTCAACACGCTCACCGGGACCGGCGCACCCGTTGCGTTCGCCATCGACGGAGAAGCGGACTTCGACACGCTGGCCGGCGGCGGCGGTCCGGTGGCGTTCACGACCAGCGCGGGTGCGACCTCGAGGACGTTCGACACGCTGGAGTTGGTGGCGCAGCCGGGATCGTTCTCGGCGATCGTCCCGGCTGCTGCGTTCACGCCTGCCAAGCTGCTCGTCGAGGCGTGGTCGGCAGACAATGGGACGTTCCTCGGATCGCTGGACGAGTCCTACGGCCGGTCGTTCCAGGACGAGCTGTCCGGCATGGGTCGTGGTCAGGCGAGCGTGCTGTCCTCGTCGGCGAACGCTTCGATCGACGCACGGGTGCTGCGCTTCAAGGTGGCCACGCCGGACCAGTTGGGCACGACCGGCGGGTCGTATGCGTTCGCCAGCCGGGTCGAGTCCAAGCAGTGGCGCTACGACCAGGGCGAGGAGTCGTCGCGTGGGTTCACCCTGACCGGCCGGGGTCTCGTGTCGGCTTGGGAGGATGCGATCGTCTTTCCTTACGGCGGGACTGGCGCTCGGCCGACCTCGGACAGTCGTAGTTTCGGCTGGTACTCACCCGAGCTGTCGACGACCGGCTGGCAGGCTGCGGTGGTCGGCATCTCCGGTCTGGCACCGAACACGAGGACCAACCCGCCCCTGCCGGACCCGTGGTTCCCGCCGAAGGGTTGGACCTCGGTCCTGACTGGCACCGACTGGATCTGGAGCCGGACGACGAACAGCGGCAACCCTGAAGGTGCCAGCCTGTTCCGAACGACCTTCAGTCTCGGCAGCGCCGACCGGGTGGCGATCTTCTACACGGCCTCCTCGAGGTGCCGGGTCTGGATCGACGGCGTCCTGATCACGCCTGGCTGGACCTCGGAGCCGAATGAGGAGTCGTTCATCTACGCGCATCGGGCGACGCCTTACCTGTCCGCAGGCACGCACTACATCGCTGTCGAGGCCGAGTCACGGGCGTGGACCCCGGCGTTGCCGGGCGTGTCCCGAGGCATCCTGCAGGTGGCGGTGCACTCCGGCGGCGGCAGCGGTGCGGTCTACTCGTCGGGCAACCTGCTGGTCGGCACGAGCTCGTCATGGAAGTGTCTCGACTACCCGACGGTGTACCCGGCACCGACGCCTGGCCGCATCCTGCGTCAGCTGCTCGAGGAGGCGCAGGCGCGTGGTGCGCTCACCGGCTGGTCTCTCGGCTGCACCGACACGGTCGACTCCGCCGGCCAGTCGTGGCCGAACGACCAGGCGCACGTGTTCCGGGTCGGTCAGACCTACGCCGACGTGCTGCGCCAGATGGCCGACACGTCCATCGAGTTCGCTGCACGTGCGGCCGGGTTGGTCCTCGACGTGTGGCGGCGGGACACGATCACGCAGCCGAACGCTGCGACGTTCACGATCGGGACGAACCTCACCGAGCTCGAGGAGGACCAGCCCCGATGAGCACGATCAAGAACGCCATCTTGACTCGATACCAGGGCGGCTACCGGACCGACACCGACGCCACGTCTGTTGCTGCGAACGGGCGACGTGAGACGTTCCTGTCGCTGACCTCGACGACGAACAGCGCCGCCACGACCGCTGCGATCACCGAGTACCTCGACACGCTCGACTCGGGCATCACGACGGTGCGTGCTGGTCTGCTGCCGACCTCGGACGCTGAGACGCCGTATGCGGGCCAGTGGGGTCCCGGTGCGTCGGTCACGGTGCCACGCCTGTCCAACAGTCTGACGGGCGAGACAATGCAGGTTAGGTCGATAACCGTCAATGAGGACGATGCCACCGGCCAGTTGTCGTTCACGCCGGAGCTGGTGCGTGTGGCATCCACCCGGTTTCAGCAGGCTGACGGCCAGCTGCGCCAGCTGAACGACGGCACGCTGAACGGCCGGTCGGCCGCAGCGACGATCGCTGGCGACCTGGACCCGGACGTGCGGGCCGGTCGGGTGCGGACGTTCACGGTCACGTTCTCGAAGGACGAGCTCGAGGTGTCGACGTCGCCGGATAAGTATCCGACCGACTACGGGCGTCTGCAGTCGGTCTTCTGCTATCTGTCCACGGCCGGGACGACGGCGACGACGATTCAGATCACGGTCGCCGGCAGCCTCGTGACGTTTTCGCAATCCGGTGGTGCATCGTCTTCGACGATCACGATCCCTGCGACTCGTGATGCGATCTTCGGTATGACTAGCAGCCAAGTCGATGTGACGCCGCTGCAGACGATCGCCTGCACGATCGCTTCGGTCGGCACGGGTGCGACCGGACTGGTCGTCGACCTGGTCTTCGGGGAGCGGTAGACGTGGCGCAATCGGTGTTCGTGTTCTTGGCTGGGGCCACGGCAGGCAGTTACCGCAAGTACGACCCGACGACACTTGTGCAGGACGGCATCGAGGTGACGTTTCCTGCGTCGCCGCAGATCATCACGACATCGTTCCCAGTGACAGATCCCGGTGCGATCTATGCCTCATCGCACAACAACGACGTCCTTTTCCGGCTTGATTATTCGAGTGAGACACTGACTCGCAGCACCATTAGCGGCGATGCAGTCAGCAACCCAAGCCAGCTCGTTGCAGATGGCGACGATCTGTGGCTGCCGATCAGCAGTCCTGATGCCATCGTGAAGTACGACAAGGCGACACTCACGGCGACTACGTCAGTCGCTACAGATCACTCCAGGCGCGCTGTCTACGTTGACCCGTACATCTGGCTCTGGGACAACGCGCCTCTGGCCGTGAAGGTCATTGACCCGAGCGCAGGAACAGTCGTTACGACGCAGACAGTCAAGACCGGCAGCAGGACACCTGGCGCGTCGGTCCACTACAACGGCCACGTCTACGTGACCGAGCGTCTGTCAGGCACAGGCGGGCTCTACAAGGTCGACGACAGCACCTACTCACTCGTGACCGAGCGTGCGACGTTCCGCAGTGATGCGATGGTCGAGATCGGCGGCGACCTGTACGCAGTGCTGGAGAACAACGGCGACTTCGTGAAGGTGGACGCCAGTACGCTGTCGACGACTGCGACGATCAGCGGCAGCTACGCAACACGCGCACTAGCCCACAATGGCGTGGACACGATCTGGTTGGCAGACGACACGCTCGACGAGCTGCACAAGATCGACCTCGGCACATTCTCGGTCATTGAGACTGGCGCACTCGGCACGATCGACGAGGTTACTGCGATCGTGTTGGCCGAGACTGAAGCACCATTCACGCCTGGCCCTCGAGGTGTCGGCGGCTGGGGTGTCGGCGAGACCAAGGACGAACAGTGGTGATACCAGTCGTCACGCTGGTCTTCGGGGAGCGGTAGGCGTGGCAGGCGTCTACGTATCGACATACACGACTTCGGGTCCGCTCGTCTACAGCCTGCGACAGTACGAGCCAGTGACCATGACGTTGCAGCATACGGTCCAGAACAGACTGTTTGCCGTCGTGGCAGATAGTCGATTGTGGTGCTTGGGAACCAATGCAACTGATCTGCTGTTGCTGGAACTGGATCGCGACGACATCAGTAACGATCTGCAAAGTGTCATCATCACCAATGCGACTGCGGACGGCTTACGTCTATCTTCATCAAACGGTCACCTGTATGTATCGTTCAACGGCAAGATCAGCGGAAGTGCAGATGACCAGCTGGAGCGACGTAGCGCCATTGACGGCGCTCTGATCTGGAGAGTTTTCGGTAGCGTCTGTGGATCGAATCCCACTCAGGTTGTTGACGATGGCACGCATGTCTACGTCGTCAACTCTGACGGTTCAGCGCGTACGGTGACAAAACTGTTACTGAGTGACGGGTCATTCGTTGGCAATGTGACGCTCACTAGCGAACCCGTTGACATTGTCCTGATCGGCGGCACCTTGTTTGTCTCGCGTCTGAATGCCTTCGATGCGATCGACGCTGCCACCATGACAGTGACAAATAGCTACACACGCACTTTCCTCAACATCGGACGAAACCAGCTGACTACAAATGGCGTCGATCTGTTCATCAATCGTCCAGGAACCAATGAAGCCTTTGTCGAGCGATTCGAGGTAGCCACTGCCACGTTTGCTGAATCGGTGATTGTGGGTGCCAGTCAAGCTGGATTGGCATGTACGTTTGATGAACGCCTTTACACGACCGGCGCAAGCATCGGTGGTGTGCGGAGCGTCGTCGAGTACGACATCGGGCCGATCACCGCACTAACGACAGCGAGCGTGTCCGGCTATCCATTTCACGTGAGTGCGCTGTACCGCAACCCCGGCGCAGGCTGGGTCGTCGGATCGGTCGGCTGGTAGGCCACCTGTAGACTGACTGCGAGGCTCCCTATGGCGACCAACCTGACCTTCGACGACCGCGGCGCATACGTCACCTGGAACGTGCGGGAGAACTGCACTTGGTCTCGGGCGTTCACCGCCAAGGACTCGGCCGGGACGGCGATCAACATCACCTCCTACACGATCATCGCCGAGATCACCGCCGACGAGACCACCGACGCCGCCTCGAAGACCTTCACGTGCACGATCACGAACGGCGCAGCGGGACAGTTCAAGATCGTGGTGGCCGCAGCGGACGCCACGCTGGCGGTCGGCCGCTACTGGTGGAGCCTGCAGTGGAACGACGGCACCAGCGACGTGCCGCTCTGCAGCGGGCCATTCGTCGTCGGCAACTGGACGCTCTGACATGACCGTCGAGCTGACGAGCTCGGACGTGCGGGTCACGCTCGAGGGGACCGAGGCGCAGTCCAACCTGACGGTCGTGCGTGCGCCGGTCACGGTCGAGGTCGTGAACGCCACGGCCGGCGGTGGCGGCGTGACCGACCACGGTGCGCTCACCGGCTTGGCTGACGACGACCACAAGCAGTACCAGCGGGCCGACGCGGTCTTCACTGCGACCAGCCCCTACACGATCACCGACGAGTCGCTGCTCGCCACCGCCGGGTCAGCGGTGACGCTGCCGGACGCCGAGGACAACGTCGGCCGAGCGTTCACGGTCGCAGCTTCGGCCGGGACCGTGACTGTCTCAACTGCCGGGTCCGACACGATCTTCGGAGTCGGCTCAAGCTACAGCGTGCGCGTGGCGAACCAGGTGACGTTCATCTCGCTGAATATCGCCGGGTCGTGGGGATTCGCTGTCGCCGACCGCAACGGTGACGCCTACCACCTGCCAGCGTGGGTCGGTCAATCGATCGCCGAAGGCAAGACAGTCACGATGGCCTCGGGAGTACCGGCTTGGGTCACGCCGACGCCGATCCCTGAGGAGCGACCGTGGATCGCTGATGCACTCGACAACGAGCTGGACACGACCACAGCGCTGTGGATGCGCTGCTACCCGACCGCCGCCAGCATGGACGGCGACTACGGCGGCACCTGGCAGATCACGAACGCCGGCACCGGGACCGGCACCCTGCCCGCCACACCCGACGGCATCGACATCCGGGCCAAGTTCTACCTCTACCGACCCTACGAGGACTCCGAGCTCGCAGGCACCGGTCAGGACTGGCCCTACCAGCGGTACCGGGAGATCCTGACGCAGACGAAGGCTGCTGCGACCGGCGGTGACCTGACCGAGTGGGCGGTCCTGCATCCCGACGACAGCTACGGGTCGCTGGTCGAGGGCGCTGCAGCGTGGTTCTACGAATCGACCCTGACAGGTGCAGCAGGCGAGTCGGCCGGCTTCTTCGCTGACGACACGTCTCGACTGATCGGTGTGCCGCTGATCGCACGGCTGACGCACGACACGGCGACCGAGACTGTGACGCAGTGGCGATGGGTTCCCTACGACACCGGCGTGACCGGCATTGAGCAGACCGACGACGGTTACTGGTGGGAGCCGGTCGCCTCCGAGACCGACGCACGCTTCGCCAGCATGGACCCGAACGGGACCGAGACCTGGAAGGTCGGCATTCAGAACAGGATGGACGTGGCGTGGATGACCGTCCATGAGTTCGGCGGGTCGAAGATCCTCGACATTCAGCCGTCGCATCTGACCACGGCAGGCGCTGGGGCCACGACGTTCACCGATGGCGTCGGCAACACGATCTCGACCACCGACGGAACGATCGCCATCCCACAGGCGCTCGACGCCGCCAAGGTGACCAGCGGCGTGTTCGCACCTGCACGACTCGGTACCGGCACTCCGAGCGCATACACGTTCCTCGATGGCACCGGAGCGTGGACCGCTGACGTGCCGGTGTACGTGGCCGTGAAGAACACGTCGGGCAGCACGATTGCCAAGGGTGCGCCGGTCTACGCCACCGGGTCAGTCGGTGCGTCCGGTGCGGTCGAGGTCGCAGCCGCCGACGCCGACGACTCGGCGAAGATGCCGGCGATCGGACTCCTCGACTCCGAGTTGATCGCCAACGCCGAGGGTCAGTGCGTGGTCATGGGCGTGGTGCGTGGCCTCAACACTGGCAGCTACACGATCAATGCGCCGCTGTACGTGTCGACGACCGCAGGCCAGCTGACCGGGACCAAGCCGACCGGGACGAGCGAGCTAATCCAGAACGTCGCTCGGGTCATTCGTGTGAACGCTTCTAGCGGTGAGATCCTCGTCCTCGGTCCCGGCCGGACGAACGACATCCCGAACGCCATCGACGCCGGGAAGATCACGTCCGGGACGCTCGCCACCGCGAGGCTCGGTAGCGGCACCGCCAGCGCCTCGACGTACCTGCGTGGCGACCAGACCTACGCGCGTCCGGTCGTGAACGCCTACTACGTGGCCGGTCGCTACTACCCGAGTCCCGGAATCGTCAGCGGCGGCAGTCGTGCGCTGGCCTCCGGTGCGGCATCTGCGCTGCCGTATCCGATCTACCAAGCGGTGAGCGTCGACGGCCTGCAGATCGACCTGTCCGCAGCGACCGCCTCCGGCCAGACCATCGACCTGCACGTGATGAGCGCCAACGCCGACGGCGACCCGGACGCCTCCGTGTTCACGGTCACGGTCACGACGACCGGCAGCGGCTCCCAAGTGCTGTCCGCGACGACCACTGCGGTGGCGCTCA